CATGGAGGAAGAGGCTACGGCTGAGATGGAAGAAGCACCCATGCGGGGCCTTGGAGCCCGTGTCATGGGGATGGCTTAACGTCAGGAGGGCCATAGACTATGGCTCTTCCCACGTTAGACGCTACGTTTGCCTCGTCAGCAGACTTGCCTAGACGGCAGATGCTGGCGAAATGGCTTGTTGAAGAACTGGGGGAAACTCAGGCTCCTTCTTCTGTTTTGGTTTCGGGCTTGAGTGATAGCCAATACAATGGAAGTTATGTGTATGATGGCGATGTTAACGGAAGGCCATCATATCGACTTACATCAAGTTTTAGTATTTATTGGTCAGAATCAAGCAGATGGCAATTATATAATACGGATGTTGACGTATTATGTTTTTCAAGTTCAGATGTTAATTATCCTTGGCTTGCTGTGGACTGGCAAGACGAGGGCATTGACCCTGCTGGAATTGTTCTTGCGGAGTCTCCCGCCCCAAGCCCGATATCCAACTACTATGATCTCCCAGAACGCTATCTCTGGGCCAAGATTGCCGTAGCTGCTGGTGCCCCGCGAGGAGAAGCAGCATATATCTCCCTCCCCAAGAACTACGCTTGGAGTGATATTTACAATGCTGTTGCGGGGTCGAGCGGCAACCACACCGACTGGAGCGAGAACGTAGCTCTGGGCCATATCGCAGCAGCCTATCGTGGAGACACTGGTAATCCCGCCAACCTCGCCACCTATATCGACTGGCCTTGGCGTTACAAGGTCGCATCCATTATTACCCACCTAGCCACACCAATAACCTACAATGCCGTAATTGTTTCGGGGGCTGGAAGCGCGGCTGCAAATGCGACTTGGACTGAACGCGGAACATTCGGTGGAAAGCCCTATTATAATAAGCTAGGAGACCCCAACAGCACATCATCAAATGTAATTAAATGGTCAACCAATCAATGGGAAATTTACACAGGTTCGCCTCTTTATGTTTCATATAGTGATACAAGTTTTCCTTGGCAAGCCACATTTATCGCGGCTGTCGGCGGTTCTCCTGCCCCAACTTTAACACCAACCAACGTGTAGCACTATGAGTATCGAACAAATAGAAAGACGTAGAGGACTGGTAGAGCGCGGAGTCAAGTTGACCATGAGTGAGTTGATTGCGGGGATAGCCCTGATGGTTACTTTGTTTTCGGCCCTCAATGGCTGGATTATCCTTCCAGAGCAAATGAGATCTATCCAAAGCAATGACGCCAAGCAGGATGCGACGATTGATATGATTCAAAAGGACGCCCATGCCCGAAGCGAGACCTTGGCCCGAATTGATGAGCGCACAAAAAGAATTGAAGATTACTTGAAATCCAAAGGATACTAGTCTAGCCTTATTCTTATGAAATCATTCTTCGCCACCCTTCTGGGGATTCCTGCTAAAATCTGGGCCTTCTACGGCCCGATTCTCCGCGAGCTTTTTGTGGATGCTGCGGCCTCCCTTTTGCCCCTCGCCTTGGACATCGTCCGCGAGTTGGCCGACTCCAGTAAGACGGGAAGCCAAAAGCGCGAAGCCGCCGTTAAAAAGCTAACCAGCGCGGCCCTTCGTAATGGGATCGATGCTTCCGAATCCCTGATCCGTTTTACGATTGAATCGGCGGTTCAACGTGTGAAACTTGAGGATTAATCACAAATGAAAGATAAACTTCTCGCATTTCTTGTTAGTAAGTCTGGCGGCATTATCACCCCGATTATCGCTATGGCGATTGCCGCTTTGGTTAGTAAGCTGGCTATGGTGGACCCAAAGCTGGCCGAGTCTATCGACCAAGTCAGCCTCACTGGATTTATCGTTGCCCTCATCCTTTCCTTGGTCAACTACTTCACTAATGAAATGCAAGTTAGAGGTGTTAAAAAGATCCAAGCCTTGGTCAATACGGATGTGGACGGGGTGGCTGGCCCCATGACCTACACTGAGGTTCGTCGGGCTATTGAGGTTCCCACGGCCAAGAAGCCCGCCCGCAAACCCGCCTGTAGCCGCAAGAAGCGCCTCTAGTGAAACCCCTNTCCCATGAAGTACTCAAAGCAATCCTCGTCCCAACCCCGCCTCAAGAAGATCGCAGACATTTCCTTGTCCGTNTATTCAGTTCCCTCCGCTTCACAGCCAAAATCACCAAGCGGGGCTATGATGGAAAGACAGGCGTCTCCATCGGAGTCNGAGGTGGANCGGATTTCTAGGAACTGGGATATTGGCAAACGGGTGCGCCGTTGGTAGGATTGATGGGTGAGAAGTGACCCAGATGATTTGGCAGTTAATCCAGAGACTACTTGGAATAGAATCAGAAGGTGGCCCAGCGCCGTCCTTGCCGAGTTTGCCATCCGAATCCAAGGAGAACTCAAAGCCAGAGTTGCCCGCCGAAAAGAAGAAGCCAATCCCGAAGCAAAAGACCCCCAAGGCTCTTGAGAATCTAGCCAAGATTGCGTTGTCCCAAGTCGGGGTCAAAGAGGTCGGAGGCAACAACAACGGTCCACAGGTGCGGAAGTATCAAGCTGCAACATCCTTGAAGCCAGCATCTTGGCCATGGTGTGCTGCCTTGACATCTTGGATAATTCGCGAGTGGCTCAAAGATCCCGAAAATACCGAATGGCTTGGACTCAAGACGATGACTCCAGAAAAGTGGAGGCCCAAGACGGCGGCTGCGTTTGGATATATCACTTGGGCCAAGGATCGCCCCGCTACCACCAAGGTGCTGTCCAACAAGGCAAAGCCCCAAGTTGCTGATATCGTAGTGTTTGACTTTTCCCACATCGGGATTATTACCAAGGTTGGTGAAAAAACTTTCCAATGCGTCGAGGGTAACACCAACGGGCGAGGAACACGCGACTCAACCTCAGGAGACGGGGTTTGGCTCAAGACGCGGTCCCCGTCCTTGGTAAGAAACTACATCAGAATCAATCCATCAACAGCAAAATGAGCGACGAGAAGAAGAAGAAGAAAAAGGTCTACCGCAAGCCACAATCCAAGACTTGTTTCTACTGTGGGTCAGAAAAGATTGAACGGATTGATCACGGGATAGTCCATATCCTCAGATGCAAAAACTGCGGAGAAACCCAAGACTAACATGGCCGTCCATGACAAACGGCTGCAGGAAGTGCTGGACAAACTTTGTTCGGAACTTGTTGAATATTTTGACTCTGGCTTTGTGGTGGCTACATTTCAAGATGGCACCGAAACCAAGAACGCCTTTCTCAAATTTGGCAATGATTATGCTATTGAAGGTATTGTATCGAACATCCATGACATCCTCTACGGGCAGGACGAGGATGAAGACGACGACGACGACTTGGATGACGGCGACTTGAAGAAAGTCCTCAAAGACCTTTAACACTTACCCAAAATCCCGAAAACCACCCAATGGCCAATGCCACACTATCATTCACCCTGCCAGAAGAACAAGTCGAGTTTGAGATGGCTTGTAAGGCAGTCGATCTTCATAGCATCATTACCACTCTTAGCGATGAGCTTCGCGGCCATCTCAAGTATGATTCTCATCCCTCTTGGGATAGCGCAACTGTTGAAGAAATTCGACAGCTTTTGTGGGAGATGGTCAACGAGCGAAATGTGAATTTCAGTTAATCTTATGAAAAAAATAGCAGTCCTTTCGGACTTCCACTGTGGCCACAAAGTCGGCCTCACCCCCAATGGCTATCTCCCTGAACAGCCCGTCAAGGAGCGGGCTGATTGGGTAACAGCCAACAGGGCCTACTACAACTGGTATGCCCGAGAGATTGCGCGTAATGGCCCCTACGATATCATTTTCCTCAATGGGGATCTGGTGGACGGGCGCGGCAATAAAAGTGGCGGAACGGAGCTTATAACCACCGACATGGAGGAGCAGTGCGACATGGCCGTTAAGCTTATCCGAGAAATCCCGAAAGCAAAGAATTGCAAAATTGTTATCACAAGAGGCACCCCCTACCATACTGGAAATGAGGAGGACTGGGAGAACAACGTGGCCCAGAGGGTGGATGCCCGAATCGGAGAACACGAATGGGTAGAAGTTGAAGACGTAATTTTCGACCTCAAACACCACCCAGCAGGATCAAGCAACCTCCCCCATGGAAGGCACACAGCCGTGGCCAGAGACCGCATGTGGAATATCATGTGGGCAGAAAGGGAGCTACAGCCCAAGGCCGACATCTTTATCAGATCCCATGTCCACTACCACAACTATGCAGGAGGACCCGACTGGCTGGCCATGACCACCCCAGCCTTGCAGGGATTTGGAAGCCGCTACGGAGCCCGCCGATGCACGGGACTGGTGGACTTCGGATTCGTCATATTTACAGTCAACAAAGGAACCTACACATGGCAACCCATCATAGCACAACTAAAAGAACAAAAAGCCCCGATGCTCAAATTGTAGTCCCAGACTGGGGCAGCGTTTGGCAGTCTTTCAAAGAAGAAAGACAAAAAACCACATTAGAGCAAATGTATGATGATGGTTGGAAAACCATCAGGGACGCGGCAAAAGATGTTGATTTGTCCGTTCAAAGAATACGGGAGCTTGCCGCAACCCAAAAAATGGATTCAATAAAATGCAAGGTTTCCCATTCTGGGAAAACAAGAGAAATGGTATTTGTCAGGCCGAAGGTTTAAGATAACTGAATATTTCAGAAATCAAAAAATCAACTGAAATACAATTTCAGAAACTTTTTTTTTATTTTTAGAATTAAAAATTTGGCATTTATGGCCAATGAATCGGCGCCAATCAATATTGTTATTTCGTAGCTTTTTTCGTATTGCAATACTTAAAAAGTCAAAATTCGGGGGAATGTGAACATGTCCATCATTGCTTCTCCAAGGGCGGGCAACGCCTCTCCAAATATTCAAATTGCCCTCTAAAAGTCTATCAAGAAACCACCGTTCTGTACCAATCCAATCTACTGTAAAGGTGTGAATTTCTGGCCTTCTATCAGAAAAAACGTCTAAATCAGAATTTTGATCGCATCCAAGCCAAATGCGAATTTCGCCAATTTTTGCGTAAAAATCATATCCTCCGCTTCGTGAACCAACAACAATCATTCTGGTACTGGAGGATGCCACCAATCAATTTTGAAATCGTAAAAATTAGCAGTCAAATCGGCTAAATACCCCTGCGTGAACCAAGCAAAGGTGGCATTGAATGATCCCGAGAGGTTATATGGATTTTCTGGAATCTCCAAAGTCTGCTGATGGAGCACAATTCCTTCTGAGTAATTTCCAAAATCATAAGGCAACGTGTTGGAGCTACTTACAAACACATAGTTAGACGAGGATGCAACTTCTTCTTCGTAAAGGGCCTCTGTATGCAGGTGCAGCTTATAGATTCGATCTTGTCCCACGATTTCAACAAAGGGCTTCATTTCCATGTATGCGGCAGGAGGATTGAAGCCAGCGTCTGATTTCGACAGAAAGTGTGCGTTTCCTTGGCAGATTTTGTCTCTTGGTGACATTGACCATATATTGTTTCCTTGAGACGATTCGTCAGAAGGCGGAAATGACAGTGAATAAGTGTCACTAAAATCCTCTCCTTCTTCGCTCCCAACAGAGCGAAAGTTTTTTAGTTCCCAGTCAACGCTGTATGACATGCCGCGCATTAACCACCAAAACGGAACCGCCAATTTTGTAGTTCCTAGTGTTGATGACGTAATTT